CCTATTCACACTTCCCCGCTGAGCTGCTGCCGATTGCAGGCCCTGGCGAGACCGTGATCAATGCGAGCTGTGACACGATGGAAGACGCTATTGCGGCCGTGAAGCTTGGACGCCCTGCCGTGGTGGCCGCACCGGCCGGGACCGACTGGGCCGGGGGCGTGGAGCGCGAGGGCGTGAAATTTATTCGGTGCCCTGCAGAATTGTCCGAGACGTTCACCTGCGCGCAGTGTGGCGGTGGCCGTCCGTTATGCGCCCAGGCGGGCCGGGATTATGTTGTGGTTTTCGTTGCGCACGGGCCCGGTGCGAAAAAGGTGGGCACGGGAAAAGGCGGATGCTACGCCGCGGGCGGGCCGGTGGCGATTGCATGGCATGGCGCGAGAAAATCGGGCCGCGCTGATGCTGCTGCTGCGCTCGTTGATTTCGCGCGCAGCTTGCCCCCTGGTTCCCTGCTGCGCCACCACGTGGCCGGAGATATTGGGAGGGCCGCATAATGCCGAACTTCTTCATTCTTGATTGCACGGGCCAGGTGGTGGGGAATCCTGGCGGGTACCGGACTTTTCGGGGCGCGATTCAGCAGCAGGACCGTAGGGGCTCGCCCGCTTATCGGGCTATCTGGGCCGCTTTCGATAATCGTGAGCAGAAAGAGCGCCGCCTTATATGCCAAATTATCTGCCGCGAAGCCCTGGAAAAAAATAAATTGCACGCCCTAGATTTTCCGTTATAGAATTGGGGCGCGGGAATAACCCCGCGCCTATACAGAGAGAAAAGGAACTAAAAAAATGGCACATATGATCGACACCACCACCGGACGCGCTGCAATGGCCTACACCGGAGAGACACCCTGGCACCACCTGGGCCAGGCCTTAACACCAGGCGCGTCAATTGAGACGTGGACCCGTGAAGCGGGTCTTGGTTATACCGTCCTGGAATCCCCCGTGCTCTACCGGTCCCCGGCAGCGACTGAGCTGCAATCGTGGCCGCACCGCAAAGTGCTTCACCGCTCGGACACCGGCGCGCCCTTGGCCGTGGTTTCGGACGGCTACCGTGTAGTTCAGCCCGGCCAGGTTATGGACTTTTTTCGCGAGCTGGTAGAGCTGGGCGGGTTTCAGCTTGAAACGGCCGGGGCACTATCGGACGGGAAGCGGGTGTGGGCCCTGGCAAGTGTCGGCGATGCTGCGCCGGTAGTTTCGCGCGATATCGTGAAGCCGTATCTGCTGCTCGCAACGTCATATGACGGCACCATGGCTACCGTGGCGAAGTTCACCGCGATTCGCGTGGTCTGCAATAACACAATCACGGCCGCGGTGGGCGGGTACAGTAACGGGGCCCCGATTAAAGGCGAAGCTGAGACGAGCTTGGGATATTTAAAGAGTGCCGTCCGCGTGCTGCATTCTGAGAATTTCAAGGCGGACGCGGTCCGCATGGAGCTCGGAATCGCTGCGGACGCCTGGGAGCGCTTTCTCATCAATTCTCGCCAGCTGGCCGGAATCGGCATGGCCCGGGAAGAAGCGGACGATTTTCTGGCCGCTTTGCTGACGCCCTGGCACCGGGCCGCGAAAGACGTAAAAGAGACGCGCGCCTATGGCCGGATCTTGCAGCTCTTTAACGGTGGCGCGATTGGGAACGATATCCCCGGCGTGGCCGGTACTCGCTGGGGCATGTTGAACGCTGTAACCGAGCTGGTCGATCACGAGCGCGGCCGCTCGGACAATACCCGCATTGAGTCGGCCTGGTTCGGCACCGGCGCGGCCTTGAAGTCTCGGGCCGTGGAGCTGCTGACGGCCGGGCCTGATGCATGGGCAAGCGAGCGCGAAGAGCTGGCCGCTTAAGCTTTGCAGCTGCAAGACGAGCCCGGCCCCGGTGGCCGGGCTTTTTCTTTTTTGTTTTCGTGTGATAATCAACGCGCGGGGCTTTTCCCGTGCCTATACAGAAGAGGGGATTTTATGAGCTGCTTTATTGTTTCCGATTATCACGTCAACGCCCTGGTGAGCTGGGCCGACCTGCACGATGTAGACCTGGGCTTTTCGCCTGCGGGGGCCGCTGAGCTGCTGACAGTTGCGAATCGGCTTGCCTATGCTGACCGCTATAACAGCGTGGACTTCCCGCTGTTCGGGGGATTCCAGGCCGTGGACGTTTCCGACCTGCTGCCGATTGAAGTGATCAAGGCCTGCAATTGCCTGGGCTACCAAGCGAGCGACTGGGCCGCTTGGAATAACAGCCTGGCCGCGGACGTATTGCGCGCCGTAAAGCGGGCCGCTCTCGCTCAGCTTGATCAGGTGCACGGCCCGGCCGTGGATTATCGAAAGCTTCCAAGCTATGACGCGGCCGCCTGGGAGCTGGTCCGCGAAGAGGTGCAGGCATGAGCCGCCCCGCGGTGGTGGTGGGCCGCCTGGTGCAGGTCCAGGCAATCCAGGGCGTGGGCCGTGTGCGCGTGGGCCGTGACGTTGACTGGGGCGAGTATCGGGTCCAGGCCTGGGACGTGGCGGGCCGCTTGGTCACGGAATACCACACGGACGATAAGACGGACGCAATAGACTCTGCCGCGTCAATCCTGGGCCGCCTGGCCCAGTCCGCGAGCCCGGCCGCCTAAGCCCCGGCCGCTCTTACCTGGCCCGGCCCTGGTGGCCGGGTTTTTTATTGCCTGCAGCTGGTCAAAGATTAACCACCTGCGCGTAGTGGTCAAAAATTAACCACTTACTGGTCAAAAATTGACCAGTTGCGTATCTTTAGCGCCCGGTCCTGGCGTCCCTGCTGCCGCTCGGGCCGATTTACTGCTACCAGGTGGCCGCTCCCGCTATACGGTCGAAACCAGGCACGTGGTCCGCGGCCGGTGCAGCTTGAAACGTAGCGCGTGGTCCGTGAGCCGGTGGCCGTGGTCCCTGGTTCGGTGGCCGGAACTTCGCAAAGCGCGCAGCTGCGCCCCGCAAACCCGCGCCAGGCCGTGGCCGTTCTTTCTTAATCAAAAAATCAAGGGCCGCGGGCCGTGTTACCAGGTGTGAGCTACCAGGTGCGCGAGCTGCTGGCCGGGAGACTTGGCCCGGTTACCTGGTGCGTGTACTTAACCCGCGAGCCGGGCGCGTGGCATTACAAACAAGGGCCGCTATAAATAACCCATATAGTCAACTACCCCGGGCCGGTGGCCGTGGACCCCGGGCCGCGGGCCGTGGACCCCGGACCGAGTCCCGGTGCACCTTTGAGCGATAGCGAGCACTCACTAACCCCGACCCCGGAAAACGGCCCCGTGTCGCGCGGGCGGTGGCTTTAGCCCGATTTCGCACAAACAATGTGGTCCCAAAGAGAACCGAAATAGGGACACCCCCACCCCGCCACTTGCCAAACAGGCCCCCTTTGGTTTAAAAGGAGAACTCGCAAAATATTTTTTGCAAATTTTTATCGAACGGACTCTGAATGAACCAGACCGCCGCGCCCGAGGACCTTGAGTCGGAGCGCTTGAAGCTTGAATTACGTCTACGTCTCCTAGAAGCCCAAGAGGCTGCCCGTGGCGACTTCCTAGCGTTCATGCGCTATGTCTGGCCGAACGCCATCATTGGCGAGCACCACAAGCGTATTGCTGACATCTTTACTCGTGTTGCCAATGGCACGTGTAAGCGGGTGATCATTAACCTTGCGCCGCGGCACACGAAGTCTGAGATGGCAAGCTATCTTCTGCCTGCGTTCATCATGGGCCAAAAGCCGCGGACCAAGATCATTCAGGCGACGCACACGGGCGAGTTGGCGGTGCGTTTTGGCCGTAAGGTCCGTGATCTGATGGCAACGGACATGTATCGGGAGCTGTACCCGGACGTGTTTTTGAAGCAGGACTCGAAGGCCGCGGGCCGGTGGGACACGAGCGACGGCGGGGAGTACTTTGCTGTTGGTGTGGGTGGTGCGATGACGGGCCGTGGTGCGGATCTCTTGATCATTGACGACCCGCATGCGGAGGCGGATGCGTATTCGGACTTAGCTTTGGACAATGCGTGGGAGTGGTACCAGTCTGGACCGCGTACTCGTATGCAGCCGGGCGGGGCGATTATTGTGGTGATGACGCGCTGGGGGACCAAGGATTTGACGGCGCGGCTTTTGAAGTCTCAGGCTGGGTTAAAGGCGGACCGTTGGGAGGTGGTGGAGTTTCCTGCCATTTTGCCTAGTGGTAATCCCTTATGGCCGGAGTACTGGAAGCTTGAGGAGTTGTTGGCGGTCAAGGCGTCTCTGTCTCCTCAGAAGTGGAATGCGATGTACCAGCAGCAGCCCACGAACGATGAGGGGGCGATCCTAAAGCGGGAGTGGTGGCGGATCTGGCCGCATGAGACGACGCCCCCGGTTGAGTACATTATTCAGTCTTATGACACGGCGTATTCCAAGAAGGAGACGGCGGACTTCTCAGTAATTACGACCTGGGGGGTGTTTTTCCCGTATGAGGGCGAGGGGCCTGCGATTATTTTGATGGCCGTGAAGAAAGGCCGGTGGGACTTTCCTGAGCTAAAGCGGATTGCCAAGGACGAGTACATGTACTGGAAGCCTGACAATGTGCTGATTGAGGCTAAGGCCACGGGGATAACGTTGCAGCAGGAGCTGCGTCGGATGGGGATTCCGGTGACGATGTACTCGCCTGGGGGTCGAAGGACAGGGCAGGACAAGGTGGCGCGGGCCAACTCGGTGGCGCCGATGTTGGAGTCGGGGATGGTTTGGGCGCCGGAGATTGACTGGGCGATGGAGTTGATTGAGGAGTGTGCGGCGTTCCCGAACGGGGACAATGACGACTTGGTGGACTCCACAACCCAGGCGCTGATGCGGTTTCGGTCTGGAAACTTTGTCCGGTTAAATGATGATTATGAGGACGATGAGCGCCAAGAATCTGTTGTGCCGGAGTACTATTGAGCGTTAAAATCGCCCCATGCCAAAATCCTCCCCTAAATCCAACGCTGCCAAGACGACTGCGTTCGTCAAAAAGGCCAATGGTGGGGTTGAGGGAGAAAAGTCTGCTTTTGACATAGACCAAGAAGCTTGGCGGGCAGTCATGCTTTTTGATTTGAACAAGAACCTAAAAGCAGACATTGACCTGGTTCGCGAAGGAAAGGCTTCTGGAGAAATACTTCAAAAGTATTTCCCAGATTACGCGGCCTATGACCTTGACAGGATGTTTGGTCAAACAGACACAACAGGCCAGAAGAACCCGGAGGTTGTAAATCCCGCCTCTAAACGAGAAGAAGTTGAGCGGATAATTGATTTTGCGGATGCGCTTAATCGAGAAGAAGTCCTTAACCTACAAGAGGGGAGAGGGTATTTCCCTGAACAAGCGGACAACCGCCGTGAGGAGCTTGGGTTCTACAAAGACGGCGGTGACGTCAGCAACGAAGACTACATCCAGCAGATGATGGTTGGCACACTTCCCGCGGACCAAGGGCCATCGGTCGTGGACGTTAAAGCAAGCGAAGCGTTGCGTGCTTTGGGTGAGGGCACTCGTGGGATGCTTGGCCTTGATCCGTTAAACCCGAACAGTGAAGCTTACCGCACGGGCCAGGCGTTCTCGAACATGCCGGGTGTTGGTGTGGCGGCGGGCGCGGTCAAGAGTGCGGGGAAAATACCAGGTGAGATAAAAGGCCTTGGTGAGCGGGCCGCGGAGGCGATGTTAAAGCTGGATAAGACGGCGCGGGATCGCGCAATCATTGAGGCGGCTGAGGCATCCAAGCGTGGCTTTTTAAATCCCAGCGTAGAGAAGGACGTCTGGTATCATGGCACTACGGCAGATATTGATGCGTTTAGGCCCGGGGAGCGTGGCGCGGTCTTTTTGACTAAAGATCCTCAGTTTGCCAGCGACTATGCACCAACGAGCAGGTTGCCTTCTGGCGAAGTAGCGGGCACCCCAAATGTAATGCCTGTTCGGGTACAGATTAGAAATCCGTTTGATTATGAGAACCCGGAGCATGTTAAGGCGGTCTTGGATGCGTACAAGAAGCCAAAGACGGTGGATCTGGGAAAGGTTAAAGACAACCTTGAGCTTGGCAATTGGAACTACATTGAGGACAAGAACATTCAGCAGGCGATGAAGGATCTTGGGTTTGATGGGTTTTATATTAAAGAGCAGGGATTAAAGAATCTTGGCGTATTTGATCCCAAGAAGATCAAATCAGCCATAGGGATGCAGGGCGGTTATGACCCGTCTGTACCTGTCCTTACTAAAGCACATGGCGGCGAAGTCTTGCATTTCATCAAAAAATCAAGTAAAAGGCGGTAACCATGCCCATTGATAAAGCCCTAAACCTAATGCCCTCTGAGGCTGAGCTCAAGATTGAGATTGAGGCAGAAGACGCGCCTGACATCGAGATCATCTTGGAAGAGGACGGCAGTGCTGTTATTGAGATTGGGGACGATGAGGCAGACGAGGTAGGCTTTTACGAAAACCTGGCAGACGTCATTGACCCGGATGATCGCAACCGGATCTCCATTGACCTGCAGTCGTTGTTCGAGGCGGACAAGTCAAGCCGGGCGGAGTGGGAAAATATGTACTCCAAGGGCCTTGAGCTCTTGGGCTTGAAGATCGAGGAGCGCACCAAGCCCTTCCGTGGCGCGGCAGGCGCGGTCCATCCGATGCTGACCGAGGCCATTGTGCAGTTCCAGTCCCAGGCGTTAAAGGAATTGCTACCTTCTGGCGGCCCGGTAAGGACCCAGATCCTTGGAAAAGAGACGTTAGAGAAGGCCCAACAGGCCGCGCGCGTCCAGGATTTCATGAATTACCAGATCACGACGGTGATGAAGGAGTACACACCGGAGTTTGATCAGCTGCTTTTCTACACGGGCTATGGCGGCTCGACGTTCAAGAAGGTCTACTTCGATGAGCAGGTAGAGCGGATGGTGTCAAAGTTGGTCTTGGCCGACGATTTGTACATCCCGTACTACGGCTCAAGCGTCATGAGCGAATGCCCACGGATCACGCACCGTATTGCGATGGACTCGAACGACTTTCGTAAGCGTGTGGTGGCCGGTGAGTACATGGATGTTGAGGTTCAGCCCTCAGACGGCGCCTCAGATGCAAGCCAAATCCAGTATTCCATTGATAAACAGACCGGTGTGGTCCAGACGGGGGAGCCAGAAGAGCTTTTCTTGTTGGAATTTCACGTCAATCTGGACATTCCGGGCTTTGAGCACTGTGGCGAGGACGGCGAACCGACGGGAATTAAGCTTCCGTACGTAGTTACCCTGGATGAATCCAGCGGCAAGGTGCTGGCAATCCGCAGAAACTGGATTGAGGGCGACAAAAAGTGCTGCAGGCGCGAATATTTTGTTCATTACGTGCTGGTCGAGGGCTTAGGCGCCTACGGCTTGGGCTTTGTTCACCTAATTGGTGGGCTTTCTAAGACAGCAACGATGGCGCTGCGCCAACTTTTGGACGCAGGCACGCTTTCTAACCTACCGGCGGGCTTTAAAGCCAAAGGCGCGCGGATCGCGGACGATGATAGTCCGATCCAGCCGGGCGAATGGCGCGATATTGACGCGGGAGGCGCGGAACTTTCGTCTTCTTTACTGCCACTGCCGTACAAAGAGCCCAGCCAGGTGCTGTTCCAGCTGCTTGGGTTCACGGTGGAGGCTGGAAAACGGCTTGCCAGCATTGCAGACATGCAGGTTGGCGATTCAAACCAGATGGCGGCGGTCGGAACGACACTTGCGCTGCTTGAGCGTGGCTCGATGGTCATGTCGGCCATCCACAAGCGCCTGCATTACGCCCAAAAGCTTGAGTTTGAGATGTTGGCAAAGGGCTTTGCGGACTATTTACCGGGCGAGTACCCGTATTCGGTGCCGGGAGCTGACCGCTCCATTAAGAGCAAAGACTTTAACGAGATGGTGGCGATTCTGCCGGTGGCAGACCCCAACATTTTCTCGACTGCGCAGCGCATAACGCTGGCTCAGACGCAGCTGCAGCTTGCTCAGAGCGCGCCGCAGATGCATAACATGTACGAGGCGTATTACCGGGTGTACCAGGCAATGAATGTGCGGGACATTGACGGCATCTTGCGTCCGCAGTCCAACCAGCTGCCAAAAGACCCGTTAAGCGAGAACTCGGATGTGCTGGACGGCATGCAGCTCAAAGCGTTTGCTGGTCAGCAGCATGACGCGCACATCGTAAACCACCTGATGATGGGCACATCACCCCTGTTGCAATCCAATCCTCTGGCCGCGATTGAGCTTAATAAGCACATCCTGAGCCACGTCCGGTTAAAGGCCGAGGAAGAGGTCGAAGCCGAGCTCTTTAAGACCTACGGCATGGACCCGGACCGCATGGTGTCGGCAATCCAGAAGGAAGGCATGGTGGCAATCAAGTGCGCCCAGTTCATGCAGGAAGCTCGGGACATGCAAGACCAGATCGCGGGCGGTGGCGGCGAAGATCCGATTGTTGCTTTAAAACAACAGGAGCTTGAGCAGCGGGCCGCGAAGGATCAGGCAGACATCGAGGCCAAGCAACAGCAGCTGCAGATTGATCGGGAGAAGATCCAGTCAAACCTGCAGGCCAATGAGGCACGGATTGATTCGCAGGAAAACATTGCAAACTTAAGGGCAGATATTGCTCGTGAGCGGGCGCAGATGATGTTGCTCAAACAGCAGGGGGGCCGAAATGCCGCTTAAAAAGGGTTCGAGCAGCAAGATTGTCTCGTCCAACATTGGCGAGATGGTCAAGAGCTTTAAGAAGACGGGCAAGATTGGCGAGAGCTCGCCAAAGGACATCAAGCAGGCGCTTCGACAGGCCACGGCCATTGCCTACTCTTCGGCTGGAAAGACCAAGAAGCTTAATACGGGCGGCGCGGTGCGCTCGGTCTACCGTAAGGATGCGTTTAAGAAGACCAAGATTTATTGATTTAGGCCTTTCAGGCGGGGGCATTAACCGTCTGCTTTTACATGGGAAATGACCATGCTGGAATTTGCAGAATCAGTACTAAAAGAAATTAGAAAGCTGCAACAGGACTCTGAGGCACTGGTGCTTAACGGCAGTGTGCCGGACATGGAGCGGTATCGTTTCCTGATGGGTCGCCTGGAAGGATTAAAACTTGTGGAGATGTCGGTTCGCGAACTGGTGAAACGACTTCAAAAAAATGATTTTTAACCTGAGAGGAGAGTCGCTTGGAAGCTGAAACACTTGAAAAACCCTTGACTGCCCTGGAGCGCAAATGGCAAGAGGAGGCCCAGACAAAGGGTCCTAGCCTTGAAGATGCCTTTGATTCCAACGGAAAGTTAGATCCTGAGAAGCTGGAAGGCGCAATAAAGGACCGCATCCCCAAGCCCACGGGCTGGCGCATTGCGATCCTGCCCTACCGAGGCTCTGAGAAGACCAAGGGAGGCATTGTCCTTGCTGAGGAGACTCAGAAAAAGACGCAGCTGGGCACCATTTGTGGCTACGTCTTGCGTATGGGGGACCTTGCTTACAAGGATGAATCTAAATTTCCTGCCGGGCCGTGGTGCCAGGAGGGGGATTGGATCATATTTGGCCGCTACGCCGGGTCCCGCATCCAGATTGACGGCGGGGAAATCCGGATTTTGAACGACGATGAGATTCTGGGGATTTTGAATGACCCAGAAGACATCCTTCACATGTAACCAGGAGAGTCTAATGTCCCAGCAAGAACTTGAATTTAAGATTGGCGAGGAAGAACAGCCCGCCACCGTGGAGCTCACGGAAAGCGAAGGCCAGATCGAGGCAAAGCTTGCCGACGAGCAGCCCCAGACCATTGTTGAGCAAGAGGGCGACTCCCAGGAGTCCGAAGGCCGCCAGGCAGGCTCAGAAGATGAGCTAGGCCAGTACAGCGACAAGGTCAAAAAGCGCATTGACAAGCTGACGGCTCGTCTTCGCGAGACCCAGCGCCGCGAGCAGGCTGCTCTTGAGTACGCCCAAAAGGTTCAGTCGCATGCCCAGGAACTGCAGCGCCGCTTTGAGCATACGGACGGCCAGCGCCTAGGCGAGACCAAGAACCGCATTGAAACCCAGACGATGGCGCTCAAGCAGATCATCAAAAAAGCCCGGGAAGAGGGCGATATTGATACTGAGACCGAAGCGCAAGAGCGGCTGACCAACCTTTTACTGGAGCAACGCACGGTTCAGCATGCTGAAAGTGTCCGCGCAAACCAGGCTGCTGCAATGCAACAGCAGGCAGCGCACCAGCAGCAACAGGCTGCCTGGGCACGTCAAGCGCAGAACCAGCAGGCGCAGCAACCTATTCC